CAAGAGAAACAAGCGCACGAGCTGAGTCTTAAAGCACAGAAAAAAGTGCCGGATTTACGGCGGTTTTTCTTCAAAACCGGCAGGAAACCGCGAAAACCCTATTGAATCTGTATCTGATTCTGATATTGATTCTGAATCTGATTCTGTCTCTGTTTCTGAATCCGAAACGCGCGAAGAAGAGAGAGAGAAATTTTTCGAGATTTTCTTTTTCCGAAATTTCCGAAACCCTGCAAACGAAGTCGACAGGTTCGTTAATCACTACCAGGCTACCGGATGGATGCGCAAGGGAGAGAAGGTCGTAGACAAGGCGGCATTGGCCCGTGCATGGACCGAAGAAAAGACGTCGGAACCCCTGCGTTATCCGGTGAGGTTTCTGCAATGCTGGCATGAAATCTACGACAGGCTGTCGACGGTGGCTGTATGCCGCGATATGCTGACTGATCTTCAAGGCGTGGAGATAACGCGGGATCGGCTGACGCTGACGGTATCCAGCAGAAGACTGGCGGCGTTGATCGAAGGAAATATACGCCTCGCCAAACCGATTCTCGATTATCATTATCCCGGACGTACCCTTCATTATCGGGTTCCGAAAGGAGTGTAACAAAAGCTTTTACCACAATGGAATCAACGAAACAGATTAAAATCGAAATCCGCAACCGTTGGACGGGTTCGGTCGTATTTGAATACACGAAAGAGGGAAACACAATCACCGAAACGGTTTTGGACGCTATTAGGCGCGGTGCCGACCTGCGCGGCGCCGACCTGCGCGGTGCCAACCTACGCGATGCCAAGGGATGTTATCTATCATGTCCGACTGAGGGTAGTTTCATCGGTTGGAAAAAAGCCTCTGGGCATATCGTAAAATTACGAATTCCGGAAGATGCACGGCGCAGTTCGGCAACGGGACACAAATGCCGTTGCGATAAAGCATACGTCATGGAGATTCAGAACATGGACGGCACCAAGGCAACTGAGGATACCGTTCGTGCCGACCATGACAAAAACTTCGTCTACACCGTCGGTGCCACAGTCGAAGTTCCGGATTTCGACGATAACAGGTGGAGCGAATGTGCACCGGGTATTCATTTCTTCATCGATCGCAGAGCAGCGGTGGAGTACCAATGACGCACGGTTCTCTATTCAGCGGCATCGGCGGCTTCGACTTAGCGGCTGCGTGGGCCGGCTGGACGAACGTCTTCAACTGCGAGATCGACCCGTTCTGCCGGCGCGTATTGAAGTATCATTTTCCCGAATCGGAACAATATGAAGACATACGAACAACAGACTTTACCGTTTGGCGCGACTGCATCGACGTGCTCACCGGCGGTTTCCCGTGCCAGCCGTTCAGCCTCGCGGGCAAACGCAAGGGTACGGCCGACGACCGCTACCTCTGGCCCGCAATGCTCGGAGTTGTTCGGACTGTTCGACCGCGCTGGGTCGTGGGCGAGAACGTTCTCGGAATCGTTAATTGGTCGCAGGGAATGGTTTTCGAGCAGGTGTGCGCTGATTTGGAAGCGGCAGGATACGAGGTGCAAGCGTACCTTATACCAGCTGCGGGCGTCGGTGCTCCCCATCTGCGATACAGAACATGGTTTGTTGCCCACCGTGGTGAAGCAAGGGCTGAAAGTTCATGGCAAGAGCGGTTCGGAGCCATTGCCGCCGGCTCTACTGCCGACACCGGTCGCGTCGGATTGCGGGAGCGGGCGTGTGAACAGGAGCTTGTCGAAGGGTGCATCCGAGCGGCCGACGCTCGCGCTTGCAGCGCGGATGGGGCTGTTGTCGATGCCGACGGCCTGCGATGCGAAAAACAATTCGTTTCCTCTCAGTCATGCGAAGCGGAAGAGCGGAGCCGTCCACGACGTCATGATTTCGCATCCGTCCCGAACTGGGAAGGGTTCCCGACTGAGTCCCCGATATGTGGCCCAGATGATGGGCTTTCCGCCGGACTGGACGGAATTACCTTTCCGGCATGGTGCCGCGAGTCGATCAAAGCCTACGGCAACGCCATAGTCCCGCAGGTGGCGCTGCGGATTTTCGAAACGATAAATGAATACGAAAAGCAATGAAGACAGACAAAAAGATTCTCGATGCATGCTGCGGATCCCGTATGATGTGGTTCGACAAATATTGTTCAGAAGCTCTGTTTATGGATATTCGCCGCGAGGAACTCCTCGCTTGTGATGGGCGTCATATCAAGGTGGATCCCGACATAGTCGGAGATTTTCGGGCTATGCCTTTCGACGATGAATCGTCCCGGCTGGTTGTATTGGATCCGCCGCACCTCAGAAAATTAGGCGGCACGTCATGGTTGGCTCAGAAATACGGAATGCTTCTTCCTTCTTGGGAAACGGATATACGTGCTGCTTTCGATGAATGTATGCGGGTCTTGAAGCCGGAAGGAATTCTGATATTCAAATGGAACGAGGATCAGATAAAAGTTCGGCAAATATTGGACATCATCCCCTATAAACCGTTGTTCGGACACCCGACATCCAAACACGGAAAAACGATATGGATGTGCTTCATGAAAAATTAACCAAGTAATTAAAATACGAATTTGAATACCTCAAAATAAGTTAGCTATGAAAAACAATCAGGTAAAAATCACTTTTCAGGACAATGAGCAGACGGCTGTCGTCCAGATTACCCAAAATGGGAATGAAGTCTCCGTCTCCACCAAATTCACGCCGGAACTCAATATGGATGACCCGAACGATACCCCTGCATTGAACTGGGCCGCCGTATTTCTGGAAGCCATTAAGAGATTGGGAGAGTAATATGAAAAAGATTATGTTCAACGACCGCTACGGCTTGACGCAGGCGGTCATCGAGGGTCGAAAGACCATGGCGATGATGCTGATTAATATCAAGTCCACCTCCGACGTACAGGTACGAATTTTTGCAGGATACGTCCAAATCATCGGGCGTAGCGGCGATGTATGTGCTGAGAAAAAGCTGTCCTACAAGGTCGGCGAGGTCGTGGCCGTGGCGCAGAGATATCAAGATATTTTCGACTACTCCAACTGTGTCAATCCGTATGCTTGGGAAGATGATGATAAACCATCTGGTTGGACGAACAAGATGCTTACTAAGGCCGAGTTGATGCCCCATCAAATCCGCATCACCGGAATCAAGTGCGAGCGGTTGCAGGATATTTCGGAGGAGGATTGCATGAAGGAGGGTATCTTAGGGGATGTAGAGTACGACAAATACGAAGTTTACGGCCTTTTTGGAAATAGCGATGATGGGTTTGACACTCCCCGCGAAGCCTTCGCTTCGCTGATCGACAAGGTGTCCGGACGGGGAACATGGGATCGGAACCCGTGGGTGGTGGTTTACGAATTCGAATTGGTGAAATAGTATGGAGTTTACAACACCGTGCTTTGTCCGTGTCGAGGATGCGGAAAAGCGAAAGGAGCTGACCGAATGGCTGAAGGGAATCGGGTATCACGTCTGCTCCTGCTGCCTATTTGACGGCTGTAACACCCTGCATTGCAGAGGGATTGATCGGCTTAAAATCGCTTACGAGGTGCACGGGATCTGCGACTACGACGAGGAAACCCGATATTCCATCGACCAGTTCAAGGCTGAAAATGTTGCCAAAGGACACCCAGCCATAGACTGCGGCGAGAATATCGAGCTGTTTAAGGCATTGGCGGCGATGAACGACGAGAACGATTACATGCAGTGGTATGTAAACGAAATTACGGATAGATGGTCACTATGTATCGGTATGGATCATGTTGAAGACGATCCGATCATATCTAAATGGGAGGGACTTGCTCGGCATAAGGCCACCGCCGAGGAGATTATCAAACATTTCAAGAAATAGCGAGATTCTGGCAAAATCTCGAAATAATTACAAAAAAAATTGGAGACTATGAGAGAAATTAAATTCCGAGGCAAACGCCCTGATACAATGGAATGGGCTGTCGGTAGTCTTGTGGAGTGTTTTAATGGGAAAACTGGCATTGTTTCGATGACAAAATATTCGGAAGAGAATGGAATAAAGGCAATCATTGACGAAGTTTACCCCGATACAATCGGCCAGTACACGGGTCTGAAAGACAAGAACGGTGAAGAAATTTGCGAAGGGGATGTACTGACCGATAAGTTCGGGAGCATCGGAGTGGTCGAGTGGCGAAACTGTGGGTTCGTTGTGAACTTCGGCGACGTGGATATTTTTCTTATTTCCGATTGCTTCGACGATTCCTATCAAATGTGGGCAATCGGCAATATGCACGATAACCCAGAATTACTGAAAGGAGTAGAATAATGAAAAGTGAAAGAGCTGAAAATTACTTGTACGATCACGAGTGCAGCTATCCGTATAGCGGGTATGTGACAATGCAGGATGCCGAAAGGATGGCAGGACTTGCCGAGCAAGAAACCGAGGAGCGGATGCGTGAAAAGGCAATAGAGGCATTCAAATCCTCATGCAAATATAAGGACGGTTGTGACGGGAGCGGTAGGGTGTGCGACCCTGCGCTGTGTGAAGATTTGAGATCATTTATCCAAAAATTGGATGAGATATGAAAGCGATTAAGGAAAGGGCAAAAAAGTATGCTCGAAAAGTGTGGCGTGGTGGGACGAGAGAATACGGCAGTCACATGAAGTTAACTGAATGTGACTTTATTGCAGGTGCCCAATCCGAGCGGGAAGAATTGACCCGCTGGCGTAATCCGAATGAGGAACTGCCGGAAAATAATTCGTGTGTTTTGATGAAAGTCTCGGACGGCGAACATGAGCGAATTTATCTTGGAGCCCGCCAAGATGATGTGTGGATGTGTGATGGAGGCTATTCCTTCTGCCAGAATGCAGAAGAGTGTCTCGGATACGATGGTGTGGTTATCGGCTGGCGACCGATTTACGAAAACGAATAGAACGATGGACATCTTGACTCCACATGACGGCGTGACGAACGATAAGATAGCCAAAGCGCAGATCGAGGCCGTCGAACGAAAGCAGAACGAATACAAACTGATCGGACAGATGGTTCGGGTGCCCGGTCATACCCTCTATAAATTCAATACGGTTACGCGGACAGCGTCGAGAGCGGAAGTGGAGGTTTCGGCCGATTCGTGGCTGAATCCTGAGAACATGAAGATCGAGAGCGACCGCAAATCGCGTGTCAAGGTCGAAAAGGACTGTTACTATGAGCAGGCATTGAACATGAAGAACTTTATCAAGCGTCTGCGCCGGCGAGGTATCGTCGGAATGGACGAGGAGGTAAAACATTAAAATATTTGAATAATTCTGCAAATGGATCAACTTATCAGCATTCAGGCCGCAGCCGATGAGTACGGCATTTCGACACGTTGGATATGGAAATCGATTCGAGTGGATCGGACACTCGGCGCAGTCGTCCGCAACGGGCGGGTCTATCTGCGCCGCGTACAGTGGGAGGCATTTGTCGAACGGCATCCCCGACTGATCGAAGAGTGGCATGATTTACATGCACACCTACAATACCGCTATATCGGGCAATGAAAAAGAGCGAAAAGTTGAAAGAATCGTCTCCCCGATAGGCGATCTTTGCATATATGGGCAAGCTCACGATCAAACAGGAAAAGTTTTGCAATAAGTACCTCGAATGCGGTAATGCGTCCGAGGCATATCGCTATGCTTACAGATGTTCGAACATGAGCGATAACACGGTATGGAATAATGCCTATCTGCTATTACAAAACAGCGAGGTTGCAGCGAGGATCGAATATCTGAAAACTCACCTTGCCGAGGCTGCGGGCATCTCGGCCTTGCAGATCATCCGCGAGCACCAGAAGATCGCCTTTTCGGATGCGACCCGCATTCGTAACGGCTGGATGTCGCTTAAAGAGTTCGAGTCGCTCACGGACGATGAGAAGGCATGTATAAAGTCGATCAATACCAAACAGGTCAAACGGATCGCTTCGAATGGCGATGAGATTGTCGAGGAGTTCGTGAAGATCGAGTGCTACGACAAGCAGAAGAGTCTCGACAGCATCATGAACATGTTGGGTTACGCAGCGCCGAAGGAGGTGAAACTATCCGGAAAGATAGAAAATCCTGCCGTCGCTCCCGTCGTCATTCAAATAGACGCGGAGGATGCGTTGTCGATCGAAAAAACACCGCCTGCCGATGCATCGTCTGCCTGACATCCGCACCTATCGGGGGAAAGTGTATCGTTACCTCATGTATCGGTACATGCAGTACAGGGAACGGGATGCGGTGTTGAAGATTTTTAATGAAGGGTCGAGCCGTTCGGGGAAGACCTACGATGCCTTCGATTTTCTGTACGACATCTGTACGCTCGCACTATCCCCGCTCAATATCTTCGTATATCGAAATACGTTGCAGGCCTGCAAGGAGATCACCCTTGCCGATTTCCGCAAGAAACTGACCCTGCGCGGCGTCTACGATCCCGATGCGATGCGCAGCGAGAATCAACATCCCGACTACTATATCAACAACTCCGTGATCCATTTCCGCGGATTGGACAGAATGGATAGCCGTGAAGGATACGATTGCGACATCATCTACATCAACGAGATGCTGGACGACATCTCGAAGCAGCAGTACAAAAATATCACGATGCGCTGCACGACGATGGTCATCGGCGACTGGAATCCCAAATATACCGAACATTGGGCCTTCGAACTGGAAGGGCAGCCGCACACCTATTTTACGCACACGACATACAAAGACAATCCGTTCTGCCCGCCTGGGGTCATACGAGAAATCGAATCCTATGAACCTACACCGGCGAACATTGCTGCGGGCACGGCCGACGAGTGGCGATGGAAAGTCTATGGATTGGGAATCCGTGCAGCGAAAGAGGGTCTTGTCTATCCGAATATCGACTGGATCGATGAATTTCCGTCCGACCTGGAAAGGGTCGTGTTCGGTCTCGACTTCGGATTTACGAACGATCCTACGGCGCTCGTCCGTCTGGGGCTTCGGGGGCTTGATCTATACATGAAGGAAGAGTTTTATGCACCCTGCTCCGATCCGGCCTTGCTCTACGATGCGATCGAGGGGACAGTCGGGCGGATGCCCATATTCGCCGACTCGGCGGACAAATACGCTAAAAATCCCGAATCGATGGTCGACGGCCTGCTGCTGCGCGGGCTCAGCGTGGTGAAGGCGAAGAAATATGCCGGTTCCGTAACGGACGGAATTCACATGGTCAAATCGTTCCGCCTCCATATCGTCCGCAGCCGTAATTTCCAAACCGAGGCCAATTCCTATGTGTGGGATTCGGTGAACGGCATTACGATCAACCAGCCGATCGACAAATTCAATCACTTGTGGGATGCGGCCCGATACGCTGTAATGGAGTATCTCTATTGGGTCTGCAACCGCCGAAAATGAAAAAACAGCGAAAAGTTCGGAGAACCCTCTTTTATCGCCCTTACATTTGCTTCAAAGGCTATGTGCAATGAGATTCAGCTTGAAGTGGCGAAGTAAGAGTCAGGACTTGACGACGAAATCGGAGTGCGGAACTCCGACAGCGGAGGAACAGCGGTTCGTCTCTGTGCGCGATTTTCTCTCGGCAATGGGATTGGGCAGCGGTAGTACGATCGACTGCGACACCGTTGCCGGACAGACTATCGCTTACGCTCGGTGCAGCGCGTTGTTTTCGGTCGTGACCAAGAAATCCGCGGCAATTCGCAACGCCCGCTGGTGGGCTGTCGATCCGTCGGACGACGCTCGCCAGGTCGCAGGTCGCACGGAGGAACTGAACAGGTGGAAGCATCCGAATGACTTTCAAACGATCGAAGATTTCACGGCGATGATCGAAGCCTTCAAGGATATTTACGGAAAAGCCTATATTCTTCGCTGGGAGCCGGTCGGTGTGCCCACGGCCTACGAACTCTACGTGATTCCGAATCCGCTTGTTCAGGAGGTGACGACCTCCGAATTCACCGGTTTCCGGCCCGATCCGCAGATCGATTATTATATGGTTTCGATCAACGATTATCAAATTCGTGTCGATCGGGATCAAATGTTCGTCGTGCGGGATTCGGCCTATAATCCGAATATCTTCGGAGCATCGCAGTCGCGTCTGTCAGCCTTGCAGAACGCCGTCAATCCTTTCGTGTCGTCATTCGAGGCGCAGAACGAACTCATCATCAACAGAGGGGCATTGGGTATCATCTCGTTGAATAGCGAGGATTTCCGGACATCCGTGTTGCCGGAGAACAAGGAGGATCGGGAGCAGGCACAAGCGGCCCTGCGGCGATACGGCGTGATGAAGGGCCAATATAAGTACATCGTGACCGGATTGAAGGCTGCTTTCGTGCAGATTTCGGCCAACATGAAGGACATGAATCTCACGGAGGTGCAGCGCAATGCCAAGAAGGAGATCGCCGATGCCTATCAAGTGCCGTATGTACTGATCGACACCGAAGGTACGACCTATGCGAATCTTACGGCGGCCGAGGTCAAATTGTACAACGATGCGATCAAACCGGATGCAGAGCGAATATCGGAGGTATTGAACGCGGCGCACGGGTTCGATGGATTCCGCATCGTTCCCTATTTCGATCACCTGTCGATCTTCCAGGAAGCGAAGCGGCTGTATGCCGACTCGCTGACGGCGGCCGTGACGGCTGCCAGCAACGCGATCGCCTCCGGTCTCATTACCGAGCAACAGGGGAAAAACATCATTGCAAACATTCTGGAATAATGGACAAACTACTGTATAAAAAAGTCATGAGCCGCGGCGGGGCTTTCAAGCAAGCGCCGATATTGAAGGCCGATGTCGTGGACGAGGAGAAACACATCATTCTCGTGAAGTTCTGTTCGTTCGGAACGGTCGATTCGGACGGCGACATGCTGATGAAGGGTTGCATCAGCAAGAGTATTCAGGAGCGCGGGCCGGCGTCTGCGACGAACCGGAAGATACAATTCCTGTGGCAGCACGAGACGAAGAACCCGATCGGCCGTATCCTGTCGATCGAGGAGAAGGACGACGGCGGATACGCCACGGTGCAGCTCTCGGATTTCGATGCCGTGCCGGACGCTCGCCGCGCATGGGTGCAGATGCACGAAGGGGTGCTCAACCAGTTCTCGATCGGCTATCGGTATGTATGGGACAAATGCGATTACGATCCCGATCTCGACTGCCTGATCGTGAAGGAGATTATTCTGCACGAGATTTCGGTCGTCACCTTCGGCGCCAACGAGCACACGGAGTATATCGGCGACATGAAAGCCTTGGACGACATGGAACGATATGTCAAGGCATTACGGGAGACCGCGCCCGATGAATACGAAAAAGTATACAGCAGAATACTGTCGATGTTCAAAGCCGAGCCGGCCCCCGCGCCACTCACTTCACGCAGTTCGGTATTCGAAAAATTAGGTCAAATCAAAAACTGAAAAACATGGCATTCAAATTCAAGAAATTCGAACTGCCCGACAGCGGGGAGTTCTCGGATGTGGATCGCAAGGGCATGGAATTGCTCGGCAAGCACATCAACGACCAGTTCGAAATGCTGGCCGAGGGGATCAAATCGGAGGAAGAGATCGTCGAGTCGGTAAAATCGTCGCTCGGGAAACTGGGCGTGTCGGCCGAGAAGATCGCGGAGATCGAGAAGGCTCTCAAGGAGCAGGGGAGCGAGATTCGCCGTTCGATGAGCGGCAGCGCCGGCAAGGGCCGCACGATCCGCGAGCAGATCAAGGCGTTCCTTTCGAGCGACGAGGCGAAACGCGCTTTCGCGGAGAAACGCAATACGGCGCTCGAACTGGAGATCAAAGCGGCTGCTACGACGATCACCGTGGCGGCCAATACCGCGGCGGTTGCAGCGCTCAACACCGAAGTAGACCGCACTATCCATTACGCGCCGAGCGAAGACACGCGCGTCGTAGAACGGTTGTTCAAGGGCTCGACCAACTCGCCCAATATCACATGGGTGGATCGCAAGCCCGGCAACGGCGCTCCTGCATTCATCGCCGAGGGGGCCTTGAAGCCCGTTATGGACTGGTCGTATGTCCCTGAGACGTCGACGGCGAAGAAAGTGGCCGTATCGGCCAAAATCTCTTACGAGATGCGCGACGATTTCGACTATATGCAGTCGGAGATCGACAACATGCTGCGCACGTCGCTCGTTCAGGAACGCACGAAACAGCTGCTCACCGGTGACGGCACGGGCGTGAATCTCAAAGGCATCTTCACGGCTGCTGCTACCTATACGGCCACCGCGCTCGACGGGACGGTCGAAATGGCGAACAAGGCCGATGCGATCCGCGCAGCGATCCTCCAGATGCGGAACCTGAACTTCTATCCCGACGTGGTGATGCTCAACCCTTCGGATCGGGCCTCCATCGACCTGACGAAGGATTCGACGGGTCACTACATCTCGGACGAGCTGTTCCGGCTCATCCGCGGGGTGGAGATCGTGGAATCGACCTACGTCAAGGCCGGCGATTTCCTCGTTGCCGATACGAGCAAATGGAACGTTCGCCCGTACAAAGGCATTCGCGTCGAATTCGGGTGGGTCGACGACGACTTCCAGAAGAATCTCTTCACGGTCATCTGCGAGGAGCGTCTGCACTCGTACTTCGCATCGGTCGATCAGGGGGCGTTCGTCAAAGGCGCGTTTGCGACCATTATCGCCGCCTTGCAGAAACCGGCTGCCGAGTCTTCGAAGGTGGCAGCCTAAGTCAAACACGTTAAACGAAAAAGAATATGGCAACGAAAGAAGAAAAGACCAATGTGGACTTCAACGATCGCGTGACGGTCTACGGAACCGGCGGCCCCGGCAATACGCTGGAGAAGGGCAAAGCCTATGAGGTGCATCCCGTACATGCCAAGACGCTCATCAAGTTGGGCCGCGCCACCGCGAAACGGTGAAGTAATTTCAGGGCGCGGGGGTTGGATCGCCCCTGCGCCCGCTAAATACATTTTCCATGATTATCGACAACACCTATTTCGAGAAGGATCCGATCTACATCTCCGGCATCGCCAATCGGAAGGACGACAAGCCGACGGCGCTCGCTCAGGCACTCATCGATTCGGCGAACTCCTACATCGCCATTTACGAGCCGAGATTCCTCCGCAATCTGCTGGGTGAGGCACTGGCAGAGACGGCGGAGGGGAATCCGCAGATCGTTGCGCTGCTCAGAAACGAAGCGGTCAAGACCTCGCCCATTGCGAACTATGTCTATTTCTACTGGCTGCGCACGCATACTACGGTCGGCACACCGGCCGGCGAGAAGGTGCAGCGTGGGGAATATTCGGACGAAGCGAGTCCGCGCATCCGTGCCATAGAGGTTTGGAACGATATGGTGCGCCAATGCTGCGTCCTGCGGCCGAAGCTCGTCGAACTGGGGGCCGTGCCGGACTATTGTTCGGCAATTTTCGAACCCGCAAACTTATTCGGATTATGATCGTCAAATCGACCGATACCGTTCGGGACATCATCATCGGCAGGGCGGCATTGTTCAACCTCGAAAGCCGTCGGTTTGCAGAAGAGATCAAGAGACGGGCGGAACCGGAATGCTGCGTACTGCATCGGCGGTGGCTGCCGGACAGGCGTATTGCGGCCCGCGATCCGAAACACATGACGATGCGCGATCTGGCGGTGCTGAACGCGACGAACCGCTCCACCGATTACTTCGTCAACGTGTTGTCGCAAATGCTCGGCATCCCGAAAGAGAAGGTCGCGGATTTGCGGTTCATCCGTGCGTACCGCTACTTTCTGCACTGCATGGACACGCTCGCGGCCATCTCGAAGAGATTCGCCGATCTGAAAATCGAACCGACCGACGAGGAGCGGCAGGCGCAGATCGACCGCCCCGACCGAGGCATCGCCGCCGTGGTGCGCAAGTACGTGCAGATCATGAACGGCGCCGTATCGCCCGCGTCGGTCTACGGCATGGAGTGGAGCGTCGTCTACGAAGCCTTCGAGTCGACGACGAACGACGTGATCGAGCAGCGCAATCTCAGCAGGATACAAACCTCTAAAATCAAAAGAAGATGACCGACAACAAGGAATACGAGTACAGGTGCGTCGGGCAGACGCCGCCGGCCCGCCGTATCGTGGGAGTGAAGATAAACTCGCTGAACGACCATATCGACAAGGCCGCCGGGGCGTGCGGCTTCGGTTCGTATATCTATGCCCGCCTTAAAGAGACGAACTACATCCTGGGAACGATCACGGAGTATCCGGTCGTCGTGCGGCAATTCTTCGAGATGATCACGCCGACGGATCTCGATGGCGTCTACAAGCGCGCCTCGAAGTTCCTCTTCTGCGGCGACCTCGGCGAAGCGGAACCCGATACCGCGACGCAGGTCATGCCGATCGTCGAGGAGATGATCGACCGCTCGGCGGAGTTTTTCGAGGCATTGCGGGATCGGGGAGTCGAGGTGCAGGTCACGAAGATCACCCCGTTCGCCGCCCGATTCGATCAGCTGGTCTGCGGAGTCGAATGCGAGGCGACGATGACCTATTCGACCTGCAACAATGGATAGGATCGACAAGATACTGCGCTATTTCGATCCGCAGCGATTCATCGAGGTGTGCGAAGCGCGGTTCGATACGCTGCGCACGCAGGTCGTGGCGAATCTGCAAACGAAGACGGGCAGCAGCGGAAAGCGGGTCAACAGCCTCGGCGTGCCGGAGTGGGCCACGGGCGCGACGGCGGCATCGCTCCAAACGCAGGTCGAACAGAACGACGACGGTTTCGAAGCGGCGTTCGTCGGCCGGCAGGGGATCGCCGGCGTCGATGAGGGGGATTCTGCGGGCGATGTGCAGGCGCAATACGCCTCCTTCGATGCCTTTCTCCTTGCGATCGAACGATGGGCGCAGGCCAAAGAGGGGCTCTACGGCATCGAGGAGATCGACGCCTACGCCGTGGCGGCGAACGTATGGAGCAAGGGCACGGTGCTCTACCGCGAGGGCGGCGGTACGGAGATTCTGTTCGACCTGTTGCAGCCGGCCGTGGACGACATCGACCGGCAACTCTCCGAGCAGCTCGACCGCAGCGTGTTTACGATGTTGAATGAAACAATCAGTGATTATGCCTAAATATAGATTAACACCCGCCATTTCGCTGGCGAGAAACTACAATACGGTCGGAGTCAGCGAAGCGCCGACATACAATGCGGCCGTTGTCAAAGTCGGCGGCTATACGTTGGTGCGTTCGATCATCAACGGTTCGGCCGTATTCCCGATGGACGATCTGTTCGAAATCATCGCACAGGACGGGAATGCGCAAACGACGATCAGCCTCGAAGTAGACGGGCAGGCGATCGCCTCGTCGCCGCTCTATCTGCTCAAAGGGGCGTCGGTGCGTGCGATGACGAACAATGCGCAGGCCGATACCCCGATCAGCTGGCCCCAGCCGTCGAAGATCGTGGTCTTTCCGGCGTTCGATTACAGCGAGCAGATCCTCGTCAACTCCTATACGGGCGCCATGCAGGACTTCGCTTTCACCGATGCCGACAGCGGCCGGCGGGAGGTCTATTCGCGTGTCGATCCCGTGTTCTCCCTTCCGATGACCTTCTTCCGCGAATTCGGAGGCGGCGAGCGGCAGTTGATCGTCTCGACGGGCGGCACGACCGGCGCCGTGAAGAGCGCGCGTCTGACGGTCGTGGTGAATCCTTGCGACAGCGGATCGTTCGTGCGCTGGCGCGATGCAACGGGATTGATGCGTTACTTTCTCTGGCATCCGACCGAGCGCGTCGACGACGTATCCGAAGACGAGACCTTCGAAACGCTCTCCGAGAAACTGACACCCGAACGCCACCGCACGATCACGGCGACCACGACCCATACGCTCCATAGCGGACTGGTCGACCGTGAACTGTTCGACCTGTGCGCATCGATTCTCTCCGGACGGGAGGTGCAGCTGTACGACGCCCGGCGGAAGGTGTGGATCGACGCCTATGTCGAAGACGGCGACATCTCGCGGACGAATGCCTGCATGCAGGACTGCGTGGTAGAACTTTCGATAAAGCACTTGACGCTATGACGAAGGAGCTCTACATAAACGGTCAGTTGTGCGATCTGGAAGATACGCCGTCGCTGATCTTCCAGTCGCCGGTCTTCAACGATCTCGACGTGATCCAGAGCAACCGCAGCGCGGAGATCAATCTGCCGCTGACGCCCCGCAACCGCAAGGCCTTCGGTCTGATCGACCGCATCGACATCTTGGACGATTCGGCGGCATACGGGAAGCATTCGGCAGCGTACTACCTCGGCGGCTTTCCGGTCTTCACGCGGGGGTATGCGATGGTTACGGACGTAACCGACACGATCAACATCACACTCGTGTGGGGCAACATCGACAACTTCCAGCCGTTGTTCGACGCTTCGCTGCGCGATCTGCGCGAGCAGATCATCGAGGTGGCAGGAGCGGATTATGTCGAGTGGAACGAAGATACAAGCTATTTACTTAGGAATAGCCCGGTTTCTCCGTATACCGGTTTTATCGCAGTTGATTTCGGCGCATCGCTTATCGAATATGCAAAAGACTCTTCCGGTAACTGGTACATACCCGGAGAAAGCCGCCAATACTGGAAATATACGCATCCGTCTATCTACGTGGAAGCCGTATTAAACGCAATAGAACGGTACCACGGAATTATAATAGAAGACAAAACTGCACTAAGTCGAATAGACGGTCATGATTTGTTAATTCCGCTCGTGTCGAAAAACTCAGGGCCGGATAGCTGGTACTCGGATCGGTTCGAGGCAAGTTCCGCCTATTTTACGAATAGCGATAATGGATATTATCCGCTGTTTTATCAAAAGGATAATACGGTATGGGATAAGAGAGGGATTGTTGTCGAAGATGTAATAAATAAGGGCTTGCCTTCGGAGGTGAAAGAATATAAAGAGTTCTATATTGCCAATACAAAAGTAGTAGACGTGTCGATACTTAGTTATGACGGGGAGCCTATTGTTTTTAACGGACATCGACAGGATGCGACGAAACCGGTCGAATTGCGTCTTGCCGGCCGCAAAACAGATGGCACAGAGCAGGTGTTGCTGTCAGTTTATGATTCGGGAAGCGGAATAGGTAACGGAGTTGTTTTCGCCTTGTCGGATATATTCAACAAGGAAGAAGTCGACGTCGAGGAATACAATGTGATCTGGTGGAGTTTGGAAAATTTCGTTACGAACGGTGGCGATCAAACTCTCGTTTCGGCCCGGTTCATCATTACGCCCCATTTCGACGATATATCGTTTCCCTCTCCGTTTCCGATTGCCGAGAACCTGCCGGATATGACGCACGCGGAGTTCCTGTCGGCATTGATGACAATGGCCGGACTTTTCGCCTATCCGGACAGTTCGGATAGCAATACGATCCGCATGATGTCGCCCGATCAGTTCTATAATTCGACGGAGACGATCGACTACGATTACCGCATCGTCGGCTCGGGAGACAACCGGACGCCGAACACGCAGACCGACAGACGAATCGTCGACAGTCATCTCGACGCAACGATTCAGGATTGGAGCCGCAAAGTGATTCTGAACGATCGGGGCGAAATCTGGCGGCCGGAGGGGACGGAGTTCACGATGGGGGATTATGCCCAGACCAACACGCTCGACTACGACAACGACGAGGACGCCGAGATGTTGAACACGCAGGGTATCATCTCCATCGACAACGAGAACATCGAGCTGGAGAACGAATTGGTATCATTGAATTTCTCGGCTTCGGCCAATCGTTTCATCAACAATACCGACAGCATCCACGACAAGACGACATTTGCCGTAGTTCCATGCTACGATGTCAAAAAGGATAAAGACGGAAATACCACCGATGTAACCTATAACGAGCCTTCACCTCGGATTCTCGCCTTGAATATAACGACATCCGACGGTTTGGCGCATTTCGAATACGGATACTTCCCCCGCACGATGTATTTCGGCGGGTCGGAGGGTATCGTGGCGAAACGGTATGCAGACTACCAGCGGATACTGAAAAAGTTCCGCATGATTACGGTCTACGTCAAACTGACCGTGGCCGACATCTGCAATCTCGACTATACGCGGCGGGTTTACCTCGATGTGTACGGATGCTATTTCGCCATCTACTCCGTCACGACCGGTGAGGACGGTATATGCGAGTGTAAATTGATTAAACTGTAAAATTATGGCTACACAAGATTCGATCGATAAGATTATTAATATTCGCTTCAATTATAAGGAACTCGTTCAGGGTTGGGTAAAAGCCAACGAAGCTATTGAAGACAATAAGAAGATTTTGGCCGACCTCAAAAAAGAGTACGAGACCGGCCAAATTTCGCTGTCCGATTATAAAAAGGCACAATTAGAATTGAAGTCTACCACAAAAGCCTTGACGGATGAACAAAGACAGTATGAAAAAGAGATTCAAAATAACATTAAGGTCGAAAAAGAGCTTGACGGGTCTTTGAATCAACTACGCGCGAATCTGAACGGCCTTATTGCGCAGTATGGAAGGTTATCGGCCGCCGAACGCGAAAGCGCCAGCGGGAAAGCGTTAGCAGATCATATCAAAGCGCAGCGCGACGCCGTTAAAGAGGCGGAGGCCGCAATCGGCGATTATCGTTCGAATGTCGGCAATTATGAGAATGCCATTCAGAACACGCTTCCTGTTGGGAACAATTTCTTGCTGCAACTTGCGCAAACGGCTCAAAATGCGGGAGGCGTTACGAATGTCATTAAGGGTGCAGCAGGTGCCATTGGGTCTCTTGTTAAACAGATGGCGGCATTCATTGCTACGCCTATCGGAGCTGCTATTGCTGCTATCTACGCCAGCTATCAGGCGCTATCGTTTTCCATTCGGGAAGTAAATGCCCGTATTCAGGAGAACGAGGAACTATTCTACAAAAATCAGCGAGCAATGTCGGCCGCAGATGCGTGGAATGCAGCCTACACTAATTCGGTCGATAGAATGGGTGAAGTGATGGTAGAGACGACATCGAAATTCAAAACGTTTTGGACGCAGTTAAAAATCCTTGCGAAAAATGTAATGCGCTCGGGGTTTATAGGTGGTTTTATTAGCTTCTTGGGGCAAGGTGTTGAAGCTAATGAATTACAAAAAACATTCGACGAGTTAGCCGCTAAACAGGAAGAACGAAACACCAAATACAGGGAAGGCGTCGTAAGGATTGCAGAACTCGAAGCGGAAATAGCGGATGCGCGACTGAAATCGAACGATAAATTGAAAAACTCGGATGCGGAACGTGCAAAATATGCACAGGAAGCAATAGACAAGACGCGGGAAATGTTCAGAATCAAAAAGGACATCGCCCAGTTGGATTTCGAGATCGCGAAATTAAGTGCCGAACCGACTAAGAATTCAGTTGAGACAAACGACAAACTTGCAGAAATGGAAGCGGGGTTAAAACGGCTAAATGCTCAGGAAAATTCCGCTCTGCGGGAATTGCAAGAACGTCTGAATGAAACCGATGCAAAAGCAACCCAAACCGCCAAAACCCGCGCCAAAGCCATCAAGGAAGCGAAAGATGCGGCCCTCAAAGCGGAGAAGGATTATTTCCAACTCGTCCAGCAGATGCGTACCAAGACGAAAGAGAGCGAGTTAAAAAGCATTTCTGAGCAAAACTCGGTTGCGAAAAAATCGGCAGAAAAGCGAATCGGCGAGATCGACATCCTGCTGAAAACCGCCGAAGGAGAGCAGGCGGCGTGGCTCCTTCAAGAGAAAGAGACGCTGAACAAACGGATATTGGCTCTGGACGAAAAGTATCAGAAAGACCGAATATCCGTCGAGGCAAAATACAGCGAGGAGGCGTTGCGCAAGGAGTTGGCGCGAGAGGAGGCGCGCATCAGGGCCCGCCTTGGTATGGATGCCCAGATGGATGCCCTGGCTCGTGCGCAAGTCAAGAACGAGAACTATTCCGACCTGAAAAGCGAGGATAATGGGAAACGTCTCTCCGCCCAGCGGGCGATCGCGCAGGAGGAGCTTCGCATCGCTATGGATAAATACCAGGCACTGCTGAGTATGGACGAAGCAACGAAAGAATCTCTGTATGATTCGGATGTTGCATACCAGACGGCCGTTCTCAATGGTGAAATGGCGGTTCAGGATGCGAAATTGGAGACGGCAAGAATTACCAAAGAGCAGGCCGAATATCAGCTAAACACCACATTGACGGCGATGTCGACGATCAGCGGTGCGGCAGCCAATCTGTTCAATACGCTGGCCGAAGATAATGCGGAGTTTGCCGAGTTCGCAAAACTGCTGGCGCTGTTCAATATCGGTGTCAATACGGCGTTGGCGATCTCCGAAGCGATTGCAGGCAATGCCGCGCGTCCGATCAAAATGGCGGCTGCGATTGCGGCTGTCCTTTCCGCTATTGCGCAGGCGTACCAAGTTTTGAATCAAGCCGAGAAACCGGCTACGCCGAAATTTTCCCGCGGCGGTCTTGTGACCGGCCCCGGCACGGGTACGAGCGACAGCATCCCTGCGCGGCTGTCCAACGGCGAGGCCGTGATGACGGCCCGTGCAGTCGTGGATTGGGGGCCGGTGCTCTCGATGATGAACGTGTCGAGCGGCGGCAACGCCATTCCGACGCGGCATCTTCCGGAGAAGAGTTCGGGGATGCGTCAGATGGAACAGATGTTCGAGCGCGTGATGCGCCGGCTTCCGAACCCTGTCGTGACGGTCAGGGATATAAACAACGGTCAGCGGCGGGTCAAGGTGCAGGATGAGACGGCGCGCTACGCCGGACGCAAAAGGTAAAAAACAGCGAAAAGTTCGGAGGAACCCTTCCTGCGTATCCTATATTTGCTTCAAACACGAATTAACCCTTTTATAATAAATTAAAAAAACAATGGCAGAATGTATCAATGATCTGGCAGGCGATATCCTGCAAGATTGCAACACGGTCTATGGGGTGGGCGTCGAGAAGATTGCCTATCTTATCAAGAAGTCCGATCTGGACAAATCGGCGACGACCTACACCAAACCGAAGATCACCAAGATCGCACTCAAATCCGGCAAGAGGGCCTATCGGTTCTCGATTCCCTCCAAAACGCCCTACAACGGGCTGATCTACGAGGATCAGAACGCCGAAATCGGCATCGCCATCAACAAGACGCTGCCGCTGCGTATGCTGGCCGACAGCCCCGCGAACTCGCAGAACATCGAGGCGTTCAAGAACGAGGACTGGGTCGCTGTCTACGAGAACAAGGCGAAGGGTGCGGACGGCAGCCAGGCGTTCTGTGTGATCGGCTACGAACAGGGCGCATCGATGCAGAACGCGACGCTCGACAAGTACGGCGACGGCTACAACGGAGGTTGGGGCGGCGACCTGATCGAGCAGAACGCACCGACGCCGCAGATCTTCTTCGACGCCGGCGGTATCGACGCTTCTCGCGCCGCGCTGGAAGCATTGTGTACTCCGGCCGAGTAGGGGGTATGCAACCGTTGGACTGGTACATGGAGAGGTGCGCATCGGGCACCTCTCTGTGCATGGAAGAGAAGAAGCGGATCGAATCGGATTATCGGGAAGTGTTCGGGCGTCCGATGCTTTCCGATTTCAGCGGCCGGTGTCCCAACCGGTTCCGTGATGCGGCCGCGATGATCGCCTCCTATTTGCGGAAGGAGCAGAAAGGCGCAAACGGCGGTTACATGCTCAAATCCGGCGTCGTGATCCGCTATCGCGGAAAACTCTACACACACTTGAATCTGACGGCCGCAGCGGCTCGGCATCATCTCAGACAACATCCGTCCAACGTACACGATTTCCTGCGTCTGGGCGATCTACCCAAAACCGAATGACACTATGGCAAATTATAAGATCAAAGACTTACAGCAAGCTCAGACCCTGAACGGTGCGGTTGCGTTGGAGATTCAGGACGGGGATAGCATGTCCACCTTCGCCACGCTCGACCAGATCGCCGAGTTTCTGGGGAACACAACCCCTGTGGTGTTGTTGACCAAAGCCGGCCCCATAGACGACAGCTATCTGCCCGATATGTCTGCCTCTGAAATCGCGGCAGCATACGATCGGATCGTTGCGGATCCGATTCACACGGTACCTGTTGTCAGGATTCCCGATAACGGAGGACAATACCTCGTACCGTCAGGATATGGAGTGCATGCCGATACGAAGGCCGTCATCGGATATTATGCATCGCAGACATACGTGCTCCCGTCCAGTCTTACGTTGACATCGGAAACATTTACCTTATCGAGACTGCCGTATACGGCATCATCGATGGAGTGGGCCGATCTGCTCAACAACACGGCCCTTCCCTCCGGTTATCTCGGCATCGATAGCGACAGTACGAGCGAAGAGATCAGTGCGGCCGTCGGGGGTGTAGATGCATTCAGAAAGTTATGCTCGAAGTTGCTCAGGCGAAACTGTATCGTCGTTGTGTCGACCGATCCCGCTGCGGCGAACAGGAATGCATCTATTCCTGTGATAGTAGATGTAAATAGGAGTGTTGGTCTGCCACTGAAAATAACACTCGAAATCGAATATATATCTTCGGGGAAATACATTGCATTGACCATTACAGAGTCAGGAGGCACCTTTTCGGCGATGCGTACCTCTGTGTCCGTATCGGATATTCCCGATGCACTCGCCGGCAAAGCCGACCTCGACTCCGCGACGGGATATATCAAATCGTCGCAGATAGCCCCTTTGCAGGGGCGTCAGACGGGAGTAAATACCTCGGATGGATATTTTTCGTCAGACGCTCCGGCATTGTTGTTCGAAGGGGATCGGACACATGAAATATGTTTCACGACAGGAGATGACGTAACTACGGATCAAAGGCTATTTACGACTGCAAGGGGCTCCCAAAGCAACGTTCAACTGTTCGTCTCTAATGGATCGATGTATGCGTACATAGGGTCACAGTTAATGAATGCGGGTCGGGTGTCTCCTGAAACATCATACCATGTGCTACTGTCGGTGGATGTTGCGAATACAACGGGGAAAGTATATGTAAATGGAGTCCTGACAAATCAGACATCTGTTTTTCCCAATTATCAAAATGCGAATGTGTATATCGTCGGCCGGCTTACCTCGGCTTACATTTTCAAAGGAATTGTCCGTTTTCATCGCATCTTCAATTACGCCCTTACGGCCTCGGAGGTCGCTACGCTGTGGAACGGCGGCGAGCCCGAACGGTATATGCTGCCTCTGTCGGGTGAGATGCGCACCGGACTTGTCGCCGAATACATCGCCGCCGGTTTGTTGGCAGACAAGTGGCGCGACACGTCGGGCGCGGGCCTCGATCTGCCGTATGTTCCGACCGCAACGGGCGGCACGGCAGAACTGTCGTATCAAAGTGTCCCGAATCAAGGCGAAATAGTCATAGACAGCGGTATATTCTTTACCGATATTGCCGAAGGAACAGCCAATAAACGGATCGACGTACCGAGAGGATATGTGGCTCTGGCCGTGGCCGTTTATAATTACAATGCGTCTGCATTGACAAATGTCACCGTGCAAAACTGGACGGATGAACGGGCGTTCATATACGGCGCGACGGTCTATAACGCACGAGCCGTATATTCAGTCTCCGCCGCCGGTAACAAATCCGTATATAATGGGACAGGTATTACGATAGACCCTACTGTCCAATATCTTAAAGTTATGGCGACAGGAAATACAACGTCCGGAGGTATGCGAGTAAGAGTAATATGTAAATATTTAGGGGTATGAGAAAGAAGATCGATTTCCCGCCTTATAGCGAGGCGGAAGCGATGCAAATCGTGGAGGACGGCAGCGTCCTGTGCAACCTGTACGGGGGAAAGATTACCGATGAACGGGGATTGGAAAAATGGAACTACACAGATTCCGGCATTCTGTTTCCGCCCGATTCGGAAATTCTGTCGCTGACAGATGACGAACGCCGGCAGATAGAAGAGGAGTACAACCGCTACGAGATGACCCTCGCCGAGCTCGAAGCCGAGCGGGTGGCGCAGCGCGAAGAGGTGGAATCACTGCATGTACACGACGCCTAACCTTTGAAATCGCTATGGAATACCTCCCCGCAATCATCAGTGCCCTCGGAACTATTATCGCTGCGTGGTTCGCCTATAACCAGTACAGCAAAAACAAGCTGACCGACCTGAAAATCGAGAAGTTCAAAAAGGACGAAGAGACGAAAAGTATCCGTCGGGCCGACAATTCGTCTATCGTATACGGTGAGTTGTGGAGCGTTTTGCACGAGCTGGATGCCGATCGGGTCTATATCGTACAGCCGCATCCGCTCGGCAACGAAAGCCTGCTGTCCGTCTATTACGAGGTCAAGCGCAAAGGGGTGGAACCGATGAAACCGCACATGCAGGGCCTTCCGATTTCGGAGGTGCCGAAGTTCAGCAGCGATCTGGTGAAGAACCTCTTCCTCTACATCACGGACATCGACGAGCAGGTGAACGACAAATATGCGAAGTCCATCCTTTCGAGTTACGGATGTCGGGCGGCCATCATCAAACGGCTCAACGACAACCGCCACGACTGGATAGGCAGCATCTTCTGCGAGTTCACCCGCCCGCTGTCCGTATCGGAGGAGAATGCGCGGGAGATCATGCACACGGCGGCCATGAACATCCAATACCTGCTGCCCGAGTATCGATAACGTATATTGTTTTAACCTTAGTACTGTAAAAGCCATTAGAAATCGCACTCTGCGTGTCGGCCGCCGTCATTGCGCTGGTCGTTCTGTTCAACCTCCTGCCGAGCGGCATCCGCACCACGGCGACGCTCTGCGCAGGATTCGGGGCGGCCGCAGGAGCCGCCGCAGGCTGGCGGGCAAAGATGTGGTATGACCGAATGAAAGGATAGGTATGGCAACGTATTTCACCCTTTCCGAATTGCTGCGTTCCGATACGGCCGCAGCGCGCAACATCGACAACGCGCCGTCGCACGACGTCATTCGCCGGCTCAATGCGCTGATGGACGAATGCCTCGATCCCGTGCGCGAACTTTGGGGCAAGCCGATCGGCGTGAACAGCGGCTA